GTGCTATCGATGATGTTATCACAACAAGAAGACTTGTTCACATTGTCAATGCATACAGAATGTTTGGCGACAAGTTGAAGTCAATAACAATGTGTATCTCTAGATTCGATGAAGATACTAGAAACGCTGTTCTTGACCTTTACACTAAAGTCGATGAGGGTGTTCATTTAGAAACTGATTCTGAAAAACCCCTTGAAGAAAATGCTGACTCAGAGTATAATGAATACGATGAGTAAGATAAATTACAAATACAACGAAGACAAACTCCTCAAGGAGTTTGCTTCGTATGTAGATAAGACATACGCTAAACATTACTCAAAAGACAAATATCAATCCACCGAGTTCATTATTGATAGTGGGCATGGTGAAGGTTTTTGTATTGGGAATATTATGAAATATGCCCAAAGATACGGAAAGAAGGACGGTTATAATCGGGCCGACCTATTGAAGATTATCCATTATGGATTCTTTGCTTTACATAATCACGATTTATTTAAGGAGACTAAATGAAAATCTCAAATGAAACTAAGGCGATTTTGAAGAACTTCGCTACAATCAATTCAGGTATTAAAGTTGATTCAGGTAATCAATTGAAAACAATATCTAATATGAAAAACATACTCGCTGTTGCAAATGTACCAGAGACATTCGATAGAGAGTTTAGTATATACAACCTAGTTGAATTTCTAGGTGCAACAAGTCTTATGGAGAATCCAGACTACAACTTCAATGAAGCGTCATTGAGTATTGCAGATTCAGATACTTCATTAACATATTTCTATGCATCAGAAGGCATGGTGATGTCACCAGAGAAGATGATAACAATGCCAGATGCAGAGATAACAATTGACTTATCATCTACACTATTGAACGAGTTGCAGAAAGCTGCTAGTGTTCTTGGCGTAAATGATTTAGTTCTTACTTCTGATGGCACAAAGATTGAGTTCCAAGTCACAGATAAAAAGAACGCAACTTCAAATACATTCTCTAGAACTGTCGGTGAGGGCAATGGTTCAACATTTACAATGAACTTTAAGATAGAGAATTTGAAAGTATTAGACGGCAACTATACAGTTGCAGTATCTTCTAAAGGTATATCTAATTTCAAGAATAAAGATATAGACTTAGAATACTTTATTGCACTAGAACCTGATAGTTCTTACAACGCTTAATATATATAATTATGTGTGAAATAGTGCCAGTCTCCGCTACTTTCATGGGAGTATCTGAAACTCATCATTGGTCAGATACACGAACATTCGGAGGGGTTTGTTCTTCTTTATTATGAGACAAGAATTTTTATTTGTAGAAAAGTATAGACCACAAACAATTGATGAGACTATACTGCCCAAAGGGGTCAAGAAATCGTTCAAAGAGTTCGTTCAGAACAAAGAGATACCTAATCTATTACTATGTGGCACAGCAGGCACAGGTAAAACTACTATCGCTAAGGCGATGTGTAATGAACTTGGTGCAGACTTTATTGTCATAAATGGTTCTGATGAGGGTCGTCTTATCGATACTTTGAGAACAAAAATCAAAAACTTTGCATCTACAGTATCACTATCTGGTGGTCCTAAAGTTGTAATTCTAGATGAGGCAGATTACATATCTGCTGAGTCAGTTCAACCTGCATTGAGAAACTTCATAGAAGAGTTCTCATCAAACTGTAGATTCATATTTACATGTAATTACAAGAATCGTATCATTGCACCACTTCATAGTCGATGCACTGTTATAGATTTCACTATGCCTAACAGTGAGAAACAAAAACTCGCAGTAGAAGGTCTAGATAGATTAAAACAAATATGTGTAAATGAAAACATAACTTTCAATGAGAAAGTTTTAGTAGAACTTATTATGAAGTTCTTTCCAGATTTCAGAAGATGTATCAACGAAGTTCAACGATATGGTGCATCAGGTGTAATAGATAGTGGCCTACTAGCGACATTATCAGAAGAAAAACTTACACCTTTGATTGATATGATGGCAGACAAAAACTGGTCTGGCATGAGAAAATGGGTCGGTCAAAATTCTGATAACGATTTCAATACTCTATATAGAAAGGTATTTGATAGTCTTGAAAAGAGAGTATCAAAAAGTTCTATACCAGCAGCCGTATTAATTATTGCAGACTATCAATACAAGTCTGCCTTTAGTATGGATTCTGAGATTAACTTTGTTGCCTGTCTAACAGAGATAATGAAAGAATGTGAATGGGAGAAATAAAATGGGACAATATGACGATAAAGTAGAACTGCAAAGAAAGATACTCTTAGCAGAAAAATATAAAGACACACCAATGTGTTTACATGCACATAGTTTAACATCTATGTGGTATGACAATGACCAAACTGTAAAAGATGTGGTCAAAGGCGTAGTCGATGTTCAGTATATGGATGGTCGAATTGAGAGAACACTCAAAAATGGCAAGAAGTATACTATCGTTGAAGGCAGAACAGGCGCTGACCTAGTTCAAGAGGTTGTTAGAAACCTTGCAGACTCAGGTAAAGAACTTGCCTAAAAGAAATCCATTTGATTTCGTAAAGTCGGTCTCTTACGACAAAAAAGACCTCATGGTTGATGAGGTCGAAGAGAAAGCATATCAACCATTCTTAGTCAATAAGGCATTATCTTACCATCAAGATTCTGTCTTTCTAGTAAACGAGATGAACATCCGACACAGCACGGATAACCGTCTTCAATACTTGTTTTTCATAAATACTTTAAGAAAAAGACAAAGATTTTCGAAATGGCATAAACCTTACGAAAGTAAGAAACTCGATACAGTGAAGTCATACTTTGGTGTATCTACAAAAGTCGCCAAAGAATATCTTGAACTTATAGATGATAAACAGTATCGTGAGTTGAAAGAAAGTATGAAACTTGGTGGGAAGAATAATGGATGAAACAGACTTAATACAAGACCTAGTAGAAATAACATTTCCAGAAAAAGATGATTTCTTAAAGATAAGAGAAACCTTATCTCGTATAGGTGTGGCATCTAGAAAGGAAAAAGAACTGTTTCAATCATGCCATATTCTCCACAAAAAAGGCAAATACTATATCGTTCACTTCAAAGAGTTATTCAAACTCGATGGTAAACAAACCAACTTTGATGAGTCAGATTTAGGCAGAAGAAATACTATCATAGACTTATTAAGACAATGGAATCTAGTCAAAGTGTTGAATCCTCAACAGATATTAGACCCTAGAGCACCACTCTCTCAGATAAAGGTTATACCTTACAAAGAAAAAAATGAGTGGAAATTGACACAAAAATACTCAATTGGCAACAATATTTCATAAATACCTCTGTTAAACCAAAATTTAACAGGAGAATATATGTTAGAATTTATCGAATATATTATCAGAATCATTCAAGTGATTCCATGGTTAGTTATGGGTGCATCATTAATAGCAGCCTTAACACCAACACCAGTAGACGATGGTCTAGTTAAGAAAGCTTATAAACTTCTTGATTGGGTTGCATTGAATGTTGGTAAAGCAAAGGACAAATAATTCCAAAAACCCCCTTTACTCAGGCATGAATTAGTAGTATACTAGTAGTTCATAATAATTAATGGGAGTATATTATGGAATATGTTATTGCAATAGCAGTTGTATTAGTTGTAATCTACTTTGCCTTCGTAAGAGGCGATAGTAGCAGTTCAACATCAACAACAACTCCTTCGCCGGCACCGGCACCAGAAGTTGTTGCAGATGTAAACAACAACGGTATCACTAGTAAAGCCGAATTAAAAACTTTAACAAAAGTTCAGTTATTCGATTTTGCAGAGAAACAAAACCTGAAAGTTAAAAAATCAGGAACTAAAGCTCAAGTGATAAACGAAATACACTCGCAATTAAGATAAAGTCTTTTAGACTATCTGAAAAGGGACCTTTTAGGTCCCTTTTTTTTGTTTCCAACGAAGCAATTATCATAAATAGTTTGTAGATATTATGAACTGGATAGAATTTTTAGCTGATGTGGGAGCGCCAATATTTGGTTCTCTCGTCATGGCATTCTTTATCTTTCTCACCTTGAAGTATATTCTAGAAGGAGTTCTTGACAATGTTAAGAGTCTCACAGGGATTATTTCGATGTTAGAAGATAGGGCAAGAGTCATGAACAACGATATCATCAAGATTGACTTGTTGATATCTCAAGCTCTGGAGTTAAGACCAGACTTAGAGAGAGTTGCAAGAGCTGAAAATTTCGTAGAAGATGGAAGTATAGATGCAAGAAGAGATTAACGAACTGCCAGAAGATATTCTGGATTTAGAAGTCGACTATCTTGGTGCGATTGCAGATATGGTTAACCAATTTGGTTTTCCTATTATCATCGCACTTGCCATGGGATACTTCATATACTTCGTCTGGAAATTTGTGACAGAAGAACTAGAGCCTATGATTGACAAACAGCAGACAACTCTAGTAAAACTTATCGACCAAATGAGAATGTTGGACCAAGACCAGATAAGATTACAAGAGAAGTTGAATACTGTTTTAGAATATCGAGAGGCACAAGTTTTAAAGGAGAAGAAAAGTGAAGATAGCAATACTAAGTAGTTTAATACTAATAAGTGCATCTCTAGGTGCAACACCAATAGTTCATGAATTCAAAAATCCTAGTTTCTCAGGAAAGGGAACAGGCGCCCATTACTTGACCATAGAAAACCAAGAACATTCAAGAAAGAAGGCAATCGAAGAAGCGTTGGAAGCAGCTAGAAAGGCAGCCGAGAGAGAGGCAGATAATTCAACCTTGGCAAAATTTATAAGGAACCTAGAATCAAGAATCTATGCCCAAATGGCAAAACAACTTGTAGAATCTATGTTCTCAAACGATAACGCAGTAAGATTTGGTTCATTTGTATTAGAAGGTAATACAGTCACATACGAAGTTATAACGAATGAAGATGGTTCAGAATTTATCAGAATGACAATTGTTGGTTCTGATGGAACAGAAACAGTTATCGAGATACCAATCGGAACTGGTAATTATGGTCAGGACCCCGATGGTTAAATATTTACTCGCACTCACAATCTTATTATCAGGCTGTGCATCAGTCCCTAGATTCTCTAGCGAACCACAAGATTGTGACCCAAAGACATGGGGTGATGAATATCCTCATGACTTAGTAAACTATGCAAAGGCAGTAGGCAGAACTTTTGAAAGAGCGATGCCATATATTTGTGTAGATGAAGCAGAAGTTATAAGACTTCCTTCATACTTAGAACTACTCAACTTACCACCTGCAAAAGAGATGCCTGTGGTTGCAGTTTACAAGTTCATGGATTTAACAGGACAAAGAAAAGAGGTGCCAAATATTGCATCTTTTTCTACAGCAGTCACACAAGGTGGTCAAGCAATGGTAATAGATGCATTGAAAACTGCTGGTGGTAATAAATGGTTTAGAGTAGTAGAACGAACAGGCATAGACCATCTTGTTCGTGAGAGACAAATTATTAGAAGTGCAAGGCAAGACTTTGCAAAGAAAGAAGGTCAAGACAAATATCAAGAATTGAATCCACTCCTATTCGCAGGAATTATAATAGAGGGTGGGATTGTTGGTTATGATTCCAATCTGTTTACAGGTGGTCGAGGCGCAAGAACGCTTGGGATTGGAATAAGTCGACAGTATCGTAAAGATGCTGTGACTGTAAGTATGAGAGCTGTTTCAGTTCTAACAGGTGAAGTTTTATTGAATGTCCAGACTAGAAAGACTATCCTTTCAGTCGGTGAAGGCGGCGATGTATTCCGATTCATAGAAGAAGGAACACAATTAGTCGAGTTCGAGGACGGAGTGGGTAATAATGAGTCCGTGACTTACGCAACACGAGTAGCCATTGAGGCTGCTGTGTTGGAATTAATTTACCAAGGACACGATAGAGGTTTTTGGGTTATTGAAGAGGGCCATCGTCACCCACATAATACTGATGGTGTGAACGAATTGCACTCTTTAGAGGAGATAAAAGAAAATGAATAAGATACTTTCTTTAGTATTACTTATGAGCTCAACATTCGTTTTCGCACAAGCAACTGATGACAACGAGGTCATGATAACACAAACTGGTGACACTTTGAAGTTATATATTGACCAGATTGGTTTTGGTAACAAAGTTGGACTGAATGACTTTTCAAGTGGTTCTGGTGCTAACATGACTATTACTGGTGCTACTTTAGACATCAACATAGACATGATTGGTAATCAAAACTTGTTATTTGGACCAGTTGTTGCAGATTCTTCCGACTATGACTTAATCTTAACTGGTGATTCCAATGAAATAGATTGGAACATTGGTGACACAGGTTCAGCCGATGATTCAAGTATTCAGTTCACTCTAACAGGTGATTCTAATACTTTTGATTTAGACCAAGGTTTTTCCTTTAGTGCTGAAAGATTAGATGCTGATTTAGTTTTAGTTGGAAACAGTAATGTGTTTGATGTTGATTGGGAATCAGATGACTTAGTTTGGAACTTTGACATTACAGGTGACTCAAACAATATAAACACTTTACAAAAAGATGGCGAACAAGAGCTAAATTTTGAATTAACTGGTGACAGTGCTGATGTAGATATCAATCAGATATCTGGAACATGTGTAAGTGGTGCAGGCAATTCATGTGCAACACCTAACGCACACATCACACTAGACATTACAAGTGATAACAGTGTTATTCAAATCAATCAAAAAGACTCTTCTAACGATAGTTAGTCTTTTTATCATCAGTGGGTTCGTATATGGCGAACCCATCGGTGGTGTCATAGAATCTACAGGTGTCACATCACTTGTGCGAGAATCGAATCGACTTATATCAGAAGTCGGAACAGATGTAAATATATACGATGAAGCAGAAACTGCCAATGGCAGAATGTTGATTGAGTTTTTAGATAAAGAAAAACTTTCATTAACAGAGAATAGTCTTGTCTATATTGATGAGGCATATTACGACCCAGACCCAAGTCTATCGAAGATGTCGATTAGAATGGCAAGAGGCACAGCAAGATTCGCCTCAGGTTCTGGTAATAGAATCAAAAAACAAAATGTAGATGTTTCAACACCAACTGCAAACATCACAATGAGAGGGACAGATTTCACAACAACCATTGATGAACTCGGAAGGACAATGGTTGTTTTACTTCCTGATGAAGAGACAGGTGCATCATCAGGAGAGATAGTAGTATACAACGATGGTGGTGAAGTTGTATTAACAGAGGCATATGCCGCTACAGTAGTATCATCATATGATACACCACCTACACAATCAGTCATAGTGCAAGGTATTACACCTAGTATGATTGACAATATGTTTATCGTAAATCCACCAACGGAGATACGAGAACAAATAGAAGAAGGATATCAAGACGAACAGAATCAAGACCAAGGTTTATTAGATGTAGACTTTTTAGAGTTCAATGAATTAGAACAAGATGCATTAGAAAACACAAAGGGTGATTTAGAGTTCAGTGAACTGGACATAGACTTCTTAGATGTCGACTTCTTGACAGACTTACTTGATGTTATAGAAGAATTAGAGAAGACTACAGTGTCATTAGGTGACGAACAGGCAGAAACAGGCGTCGCTGGTTTCGCACTTAAAGGTGCAACTGTAGGTTTCAATAAAGACTCGCAATACAATGTCTTTGAACAAGATGGCGATTTAGTTTTCTTCCGTAGTGTTAATGGAGTCATAAATATAGTAATAGCAGCTGGAGGTTCTGGTTTCTTAGAAACAAATGTAGAAGGATACTCAGGTATCATAACATTTGGTCGAGGAGATGGAATCGAAATTGTTATTAGACAAAATTAGGAGATATACATGGACATTAGAGACAGACTAAATGAACTCAGAATGTGGCATGAGAACCTTACATGGGAACTTATGGACTGGTTTGGTTGGGATGAATATCAAATGTTATGGGTGGCTTACGCCGAAGGATTACTTTTAGGTTTATTAATATGGTGGATTTTTTAAGAACAACTTTATTACTATTACTTGCGATGCCAGCTTTTGCTGGCCCAAGTGATGACAATCATGTGCATGTCGAACAAGTCGGCAGTGGAGATGATTTGTCATTAAACATAGAACAAATAGGATATGATAATTTCATAGACTTTTCTTTCGCACATTCAGGCAACACTTTTAATTTAGAACAGAACGGAAATGGAAACTCAATCTCATGGGTATCATATTGGGGTTCTGGTAAATCATGGGGTGGTGATGTTGATGGTGTTGATAATACTGAAAATGTAGAACAATGGAATGGTGCAACTTATGGTCGTCACATATGGGGCGATGATAATACAGTTGATGTATACCAAAGTGGCACACATACACACAACTTAGACATACATGTCGATGGCGTAGACCACGAAATCAGTCAATCTGGAAGTGGCAGTCACTACGCACACATATACTTTTATCAAGGTGCAGACGATTCAGAATCTACTATGACACAACAAGGCACAGGTTCTCACAACGCACAGGTCACATTAAGAGGCACAGAACATACAATATTTACTTTATTACAACAAGGTTCTGTAAATCAATCATATTCACTTACTCAAACTTGCTACACAGTTGGTGGTTGCACAGTGAATATTTCACAAGGAAATTAGTTTGAGTGCCAGATATCAAAACAAAATCGAAGAGAACCTTTACATCTTTGGTAAGAAGACCTTATCAAGATGCCATAGCAGTCATACTTAAAACACATGACTATCACATGGAGATGTCTTCGAGAGGTATCGACAAAGAATGGCATAGTAATATGGCAGAGAGACTAAGACAGTATACAATAGATTTAAAAGATTACATAGTGAGATTAGAAGATGGACACGATAGAGAGAATACTGAAACTTAAAGGCGAGTGGCGTCTAAGAAAAAGGAAAAGATTTATGAGAAGATTACTCGCATGGGTTTTGATGATTGCACTTTTAGGTGGCGCATTGTTTATTTACTTAAACTACATGCAACCAGAAGAGATTGAAATAATATCACCAGAAGCTATAGAAGACATTAGAGGATAATGTATAATTGGAAAACGGTATTACTTACTATCGTTGCATTAGTAGGTGTAAAGATATGGTCGCCGTATCTTATTGATAATGTTCGATGGTCTTACTTCGATGTTCTACATGAAACAAAAGAAAAAGAACATGTAGAAGATATACTTCTAGTTAATATAGATGAGAAGTCTATAGAAAAGTATGGTCAGTATCCTTTCCCTAGAGATATATACGCAGATACATTATGGGAAACACATCACTCAAACACTCATGTATTCAATATACTATTCGCAGAACCAGATAGATTTGGTGGCGATGAAGTATTCGCAAACGCATTAGAGAATAGATTAACTATACTCTCATCAGCACCAACAATTCAAAAAGAAACAGGCAACGCACCATTCGTAAATACATCTGTATTCGGTGATGGTAATATACAAGACCATGTATGGAACTTTTCTGGTTTAGTTTCGCCGATACCACAACTACAAAACAGTGCATGGGGTATGGGGGTCACTGTTGCCACACCTAGTGTAGCGAACACTCCAAATTTTGATGGTACCACAAGGTCAGTTCCGTTGGTCATCCAGGCCAATGGTCAGTTATATCCAAGTTTAGGTTTTGAAACACTTAGGGCTTTCTATGACCAGCCAAATTATCAAACCAGAGTCACACAAGATGCAGGTATCGAATGGGTCAAAATGGGAAGAGACAAACCGATACAGACCACATCTAGTGGTGACTTAATGGTATCTTATTGGAATCACTTTGACTCTATATCATTTGCAGATTTAAAAGAGTCTGATATTCAAAATAAGATTTTAGTATATGGATTGACTGCCGAAGGATTATCTAATCCAATCTCAACCCCAATGGGTGTAATGTATCCCCACGAAGTTCAAGCACACCTAATCCAAACCGTCTCGACAGGAGTTCAAATACAGCAATCCTACTATTTTGAATTTCTAGAAACTGTTCTTCTGGTGATAGTCCTTCTATTAATATTGGTATCGGTTTATAAACTTCCCACAGCCTTCTCGGCGATAACTTGTTTAGGTATCGTAGTAGTTCAGGTGGGTGGGTCGTTCTATGTTTGGTCTTCAAGTCTCGTTCTTTTCGATATCTTCTGGTCATCGATTTCCTCCATAGTTGTTTTCGGACATGCTTCGTTCAACAAATACTATAGAACATACCAAGAAAAGATGCAAATCAAAAAGCAGTTCCAGAAATATTTATCTCCTGACATGGTTGAAGAACTACAGAAAGACCCTAGTAAACTAAAGTTAGGTGGCGAAAGAAGAGAGATGACTTTCATGTTCATGGACATATGTGGGTTCACTCCTATCAGCGAAGCCTATAAGAATAGAGATGACCCCGAAGGATTAGTAGAACAAACAAGTAAAGAGCATCCAACATTTTTTAATCTTCCAGATTATGATAATTGTG